GCCCGCTTCGGCCGAGACAAAAGCCACCGGCAGTCTTCGCGCCGCATCTCCATCACCACCAGGTCCACGCCCGGCCGGATCCAGTCCCTACCCACCCCGACCACCTTGAACCCCAACGCCTTGTCCAGCGCAAGCGCGCGCACGTTGGTGCTCACCACCTTGGCCACCACCACCCCGAGCCCCAACTCCACGAACGGGATCCGAAACGCCGGCCGAAGCACGTACCGGCCCGCCGAAGGGTGGTCCAGTGCGACGTGCATGCAGCAGGCGTTGTCCATCCAGCCATCGTACCCCACCGCGGCCAGGATCTTCCCCGACGCTTCGTCCACCGCCTCGATGGCCCGGAACTGGCCGTCCGGAACGAGGTTGGCTCGACTCACCAGCCACGGCCAGTGCGCAAGCGGCATGGAGCGCACGGTCACTCTCACAAGGCCCCCGAGCTGGCTTCGAACATCACGTCGAACCCCACGAGCGTGGTCCGGCTCTGACTCGACCCCTTCCACGCGAGCGCCATCGCGGAGCCCATCCCGCTGAGCCCCCGCCAGTACCCGGCCGTCCCCACTCCACTCCCCCACACGGACACGTCCCAGATCCCGACGTCCCAGACGCCTACGGTTCCCGTGCCCGCCACGAACGGAACCGTTCCGATCTCGTGCCGGTCGAAGTCGTAGCGCGCTTCCACGGTCCACTGAGGATCCGTGCCGTCGGTCATGAACTTCGGGCGGGCCATCTTGCCCACCTTCCACTCCGCGGTACCGAGGTCGCTGAACGCGGACAGCCCGCTCCACTCGATCGCGACGGAGTTGGCGGACCCAGCAAGCTGGTTATTATCCACGTCCCCATCGTTGATGCACACCCGGCCGTCTTCGGTGCCGAAGTATAGTTTTCCCTTCCACGCCTCCAGGCAGTTCATGGGCACGCCGATGTGCTGCGCCCAACCGTTGCCGTTCAGGCTCAACGCCCACTGCTCCCGGTAGAGCCCGCCCTCGTCCGGAGTGGTGATCACGAGGGTCTTGTCCTCGGGGTGGATGCGCAGGTCCCAGCCGAGGTCGCTGCCCCGGTCCGTGAGCTCCTGGCCCAGCACCGGCCCGATCTTCCGACTCGCGTAGGCGTCTTCGATCACCAAGGACCCGCCGGTGGGGAGCCGGGAGACCGGCAGCACGCCCAGGGCGGAGAGGATGAGCAGATCCCCGCCGTTGTCCGTGGCGATGCGCCGGCCCACCGGTACCGCACCCACGGACCACACGCCCACGACCCCGAACCCGCCCACCGTGTCCGGATCGGTGCCCCCGTAGATCACCACGTCACCAGCCGAGGAGATGGCCACCAGGTGGTCATCGATCCCGGCTCCGCCGTCTCCGGTCCAGGACCACAGCCCCACGAGAAATCCGCCCTTGCGAAACTGGGGCCCGAAGTCGAACGGCGCGACCGTGCCCGTGATCTGGTCCACGGGCAGGTAGTAGGCGAGCGAGGAGTCCCGCTTCACAAACCACAGTCGGTGCTTCCAGGCCAAGACGAACACGAGGTCGGCAGGGTCCACCCCATCCACCTCGCCCGCACCGGCTCCGGCAACGGGGGTCGTCCACAGCCCAGAGGACTCGGTGTAGTAGGTGTACCCGTTCGTCTCATCGCACACGGTGAGCACGTGCGTGCCGTCGAGCTTCGTGAACCCGTACCCGATGCAGCGCCCCGAGTTGGCGTCTGCGGTGCCCCAGGCGTGCGAGGTGGCCGGGGTAGTGGTGCTCGACGTGGCGTCCCAGATCCCCGTCTGGGAGCACGCGAACAGCTTGTCGTTGGCCGCTAGCCCTCCCTGGAACGACAGGAGGGTGCGTACCTCCTCCCCGATCCCCGTGACCCACTCCCGGTATCCTGAGCGGCTCCGGAGCCCGTACTGACCCCGGATCATGTTCACGAGCGCCACCGCATCCGTGGCCGGAAGCGATGAGGCCGTGTCCACGATGTTGATCCCGTAGGGAGCCGGGACCGTCGCGGTCTGGCTCGTCGGGCGGATGGGGCGGCGGGCGAGCATCAGGGGCCGAACGTACTGGGCAGGTTGCCGACTCCGATGAGCTCCTGATGGAAACGACTCTTCGTGATGTTCAGGGTCGGGGACGGGTCGAGGCTAGCCGCGCCGTGGTAGGCCGCGCGGTACTCCTCGCGGGCCGATGCGGAGTCGCGCCCCGTCGCGTCCAGCCACTTCACCTTCAAGAGCGCGCCGACCATGGCCGGCTCGAGAACGATCCGATCCGCCGACGTGGAGGGCTCGAAAAGGTCAGGGCTGGTGGCTCCCACGCTCGCCACCCAGTAGCGGGAGACGTAGTCACAGAACAGCACGGCCCCGACGGCTTCGATCGAGAACAGTTGAAGCATGTTCCCTACGATGCGGTGGAAGACCGAGACCGCTGCGGTGGTGTTTCGCGCCTGCGCGTACTGCCACTCCTGAGAGGTGAGCGGGCCAGCGAACGGCTGAGCATCGCTCCGCCTCCAGCCCGAGCCGTCCACCATGCGAGACCAGTCCGCGGGAAGCGTGAACAGCGTACTCACCCCGTCCCCAGTGAAACTGGCCTCCTTGGTGAGCGTCTTCCACTGACGAGCCATCACTAGTTCCTGCCCGCAGCGGACCAGGAGCTTGCGCATCCGCTTGAAGTTGGGATCCACGCTCGCGTAGGGGTCGGAGACCTCGGTCAGCCCGACCTCCACGGCCACATCGTTGATGAGCGCGCCTGCCGTCTCGGCCCACGTCGGGATCGCCGCGCCGACGCTGCCCGCCCCTGCGCCAGCCGTCACCGTCGGGTTCGACTCGACCCCGGTGAGCTCCAGGCCGTTGAGGCTGACCTGGTACTTGAACGACGTGGCCGAGACGAGTGCCCAGTCGTAGTCGAAGTAATAGTCGCCGTCCTCGTCCTCGACGATCGTCGGCTGCGGGAGCGCGACGAGGGTGTCCGCGTTCTTGAAATGCCCCCACACCGGCGCTCCACCGGTGTTGGCGCTCCCGAAGCTGAGGACGTAGCGCATGGACTACTCCGTGACTTCCGCCGGAGCCACCTTCGGCTTCGGGCCCGGCTTCTTCTTCAGGTTCGCAGCCTTGATCGTTGCCTGCATCTCCGCGATCTGCTCCCTCATGGCCGCGATCTGGGTGTCCCGCTGCGCCAGTTCCTCCTTGAGCGCGAGCGCCGGGGCGGCAGAGGCAGCCTGCTCCAGGGCAGCCTTGGCCTTGGTCCGGAGCGACAGACCGCCCGACAGGCCCGACAGGTTCGCGTCCGTGACGCTGGCGAGCTGTTCCAGCGACTTGACGCCAGCATAGGCGAGGGACTCCACGTCGCCCCGCTCCATCCATGCCACTTCCTTGAGAGGGGTGCCGGTGAAGCCCTCCGCGGTGTTGTCGCGCTGGAAGGCTGCCCACGCCTCGGGGAAACGCTGCCGTGGGTCGGGGTTCATGCGATGCACGGGCCCGAGCGTGTTGTCGTGCTCGCCAGGGACCTTGATCTCGCACCAGGGGACGGTGTCGAAGATGACTCGGCCCGCCTCCTTCGTCTTCGCTTCGTTTCGGTACGCGTCCATCCAGAATCGGACGTTGAGGTGCTCGGCCACGGGGACTCCGCCGGGGCTTAGGGTGGAGCGGGTGCCGGCCAAGCCCCGTGCGAGACCGGCACCCGTTCCGTGCTGCTAGACCGCGAGGATCGCGACCGGATAGCGGATGACCGCGATCGTCCTGTTCGCGGGAGTGGTGTCGGCGGTGCCCGGGATGACCGAGCCGCCTGCGTTGAGGCCGGCGAGCAGCATCGCGCCTGCGATCTGGTTCGTCGCCACCACGTCGTCCGCGAGCACGCCGGCCGCCGCGCCGTAGGCCGCGAGGTTCGCGGTCACGTCGCCAGCGATCGTGGCGAGGCACATCCCCTTGATGCAGTACCAGCCCCACTGGTTCGCCACGTTCGCCGACATGGCGATCCCGACGAGACCCTTGGCCGTGCCGCCAGCGGCTCGGGTGGTCGTACCGTCCGGGTTGAGCACCACGAAGTCACCAGCTGCGGTGCTCGCGACGCCCTTGGCGTACTGGAACTCGGACACGCCGAGGATCGGGTCCACGGCCTGCACGGTCAGCAGGACGTTGTGGTTCTGGGCCGTGGATGTCGCGCTGATGGCCTGGAACACGCCACCGGAGGCGAACTGCGGGTGCCCCGCGGGGCCGATGATCGAGTAGTTCTGTGCGAAGGTTGCCATGGTCAGGTCTCCTTAGCTCTGGATGAGCCGCGAGTGGAACTTCGCACCCGAGCAGGTGAGGTTGCCGGCCCACGCAAGGGTCTTCGCGCGCACGTCCTGGTTGAACGGGCGCTGTCCGCCGTCGATCGGCGCGATGTTCCGGCCGCTGAACGGGCGCAGGTGGATGTACTTCGTGTTGAGGAAGAACGTGGTGGCCGCGGTGCCTGCGCCGCCGATGCCCGTGGTCAGCACCACCTCCGCGTTCTTGTACCGGACGGCCTGGAAGCCCAGCTCCGCCATCTTGGAGGTCGTGAACCGGAGGAACGTCTGGAGCACGCCCTCGAAGACGCCGTAGGTGACGTCGTCCATGGCCACGAGGTCGGGCATGTCCCGGCCCCGGGTGAGCGCGTACATCTCGGTGTTGACGAGGCCGAGGATGGTCGCGGCAGCCGGCGCAGCGTTCGTGTCGGTGACGCGGGACTTCCACCAGGCGTTGACCGCGAGCGCGCGGTTGATGTTGCCGTAGGTGTTGGTCACCGTGATCGGCACTGCGGCGCCCAGGCCGGTGAGCTCCTTGCCACCCGAGCCGGTGCCATCGGCGTACATGCCGAGGTCGAGCCGGTTCTCCATCGTCGCCTCGGCCACCCGCACCTTGGAAACGACGAGGTCGATCACGCCGGCCGAGCCGCTGTTCTTGATCTCGTCCAGGCCGGTGATGACCACCGGCACGGCCAGCTGCTTGATGGTGAACTCCGGCGCGGTGAGCTCATCGGTGGCGCCGGTCGTGAGGATGTCCGCGCCCGAGTACCACCCAGCGTTGGTGTTCTCCGCGTAGCTGAGCGGCTCGATGATCTTGTGCCCGCCCGTGAATGGACGGATGTTCCCGCGTTCCGCCATCTTGTAGTAGACGGCGTTGTTGTTCGTGACGTTGTCCTGGACCGTGGTGGAGCGCTGCTCCAGTGTGGTCGTGAGGACGGTATCGTAGTTGGTGTTGGGCACGTGGCCCTCCCGGAACTTGCCATGTCCGCTCGCGTCTGCGCGTTAGCCGGCTCATCCGACTCGCCGCGCCCCAGAGCGTTCAGGGGCTAGATCCTGGGTTGGCCTACCGGGCTCCCGGGCCCTACGTGATGCGCTGCGACGCCGCTACGGCGTCCCGCACCGTGTCTTCCAGAGACCTGGTCCCCTTGCGTCCGGGGGCTGCGGACTCCGCGGGGGCGGGCTTGAGGCTCGATCCCGCCGCCTTGGCCTTGGCGAGCGTTGAGGCTTGCGCCTTCGCTGCGTCTGCGGCCTTGCGCTGATCGAGGATCGGTTCGGTCTCCTCGTCAGCCCGCAACACCATTGCATGCGCTTGGTCTAGCGTCAACTTGGGGTTGGCCCCAAGGAGACCTTGCATGGTCAGGAGCCGGCGCTGCGCACCATCCGAACGCTGATCGAACGGGGTGTCGAGCTCCATGAACTCAGGGGTCTTGCCGCCCCACTCCCGAACCGATTGGTCGGCCCTCGTGGAGGTGATCGCGCCGAGCCGCTCATCGAGCACCCGCTGCACGATGGCTCCCACGTCCTGCTGCGGGGCCGCTGGGGCCGCACCCTGGGGCGCTTGGCCCTCCAGGATCGCGTTGACCGCGTTGGTGTCCACCCCGGACAGGGATATGGCCTTGGCGATGACCTGGGCCTTCTGCTGGGGCGTGCCGGCGTAGAGCGCAGCCACGGTCTGGAGCGCTTGGCCGGCCCAGTCCATCGGCTGCATCCCGTTGGCCTGAGCAATGCCCGCATAGGGGGCCAGGCTCCGCTGCACCTCGCTGGCAAACTGCTTGGCCTGGGCTGATTCCGCGATCTTCCGGACCGACTCGCCCTCCACCCGAAGCGCCTCATCGAGTAGGGGGCGGAACTCCTCGGGCAACTTCGCGGCCAGTTCCTTGATCGGGGCCTTCCACGACTGAGGCACCCGGACGGGCTTGACCTCGGCGGGCGGAGGGGCCGGGGGAGCGACCTCCCCGCCCGCCTTGGTCTCACCCGGAGCCGCGACCGCCTTCTCCGGCCCCTTGGCCAACGCCACTGACGGCTTGACGGGGGCTCCGGGCTTCTTGGCCTCCTTGGGGGCAGGCTTGAACGTGCCGTCCTCCGCGCGAGTGCGCTCCGGCTTCGCGGGTGCCTCCCCCTCCGGAACGGTCTCGAGCGGGAGAGCGGCCTGCTCCGGTGCTTCCACCACGGGGGCGTCAGCTGTGGTCGCAGCCTCAACGGCGGCAGTGACGGTGTCTTGCAGGGACGGGGCTTCGTTCGGCATGCGGTCTCCTAGAGGATGATCTTCGCCTTGTACAGCGCCCGTCCCACCTGCTCACGCAGTTGCGGATCGGGCTTGAACTCTCCGCGGGCCTTCGCTTCCCGCTCCTTGCGCTTCGCCTCGCGTGCGCCGGCGTAGTCCTGGTAGTCCGCGAGGCCGTTTCGCTCCATGTATGCCTTGCGCTTCCCTCGCGTGCTGATGTCCGTGCCGTCCGTGGCTCTCGCGCCCTCCATGAACCGGTCCACCATCACGGGGGCGTGAACCGCGTGCTCCGACTGGGGGGCCACGTACTCGTCAGCGCGGACTAGCTTCTGCTGGGCCTCGTCGTAGACCCAGCGACCCCGCATCGGCTTGCGCTCTCCGAAGACGCGGGAGTACCCCTCGTCCCACTCCCGGGTCTGGGCCTGAGAGGTGATCGGCTCCCCGTTGGCGCGTCCACGTGCCATGGCTAGGTCCCCTGTGCTCCCAGGAATTCCGTGATCGTTCCCACCTTCTGAGCCTGCATGTGGCAGTCGATGGAGAGCGCCGCCACATCGCCCGAGTACGTGTCTGCCACCGCCCCACCGTCTCGGACCACGTACAGGAGCAGCATGTCCGACTCGACCGAGTCCGCTGGAGGGGTCACCGTCGCCAGCCGAAT